AGCGGTCTTGCAGTAAGAAGCACTGAATTTGATCAAGATGACTTCGTGAAGAACTTGATTACTTTCCGTTGCGAAGCTCGTTGCGATTTGATGAGTTTCCAGCCTACTGCTTGCTTGTACGGAAGTATCTAATATTGCCCATACATAAATCTAAAAGGGAGGCCCGTAAGCCTCCTTTTTTTTAATACTATGAAAGGATACATACTAACCACTGATAATGCAATTGACAGACTCGCTAGTGCAATGCGAGAAGTTTCCAAATTAGGATACAAACCAGAGCCTTATTATGCTATTAAGGATGCAGATGCAAAAGTTAGCTTTAATAAGAGCATGAAACAAATAATGAGCGAACACGATGGTGTTCTTGCATTATTTGAAGATGATGTACAGATAAAAGAATATGCGCATTACGAAAGCGCATTAAGTCAACTTCCAAGTGATTGGGAGCTTTGTTATTTAGGTGCTAATATAATTGGCGAAGTAACAAGATATAGTCAAAATTTATTTTGGCTCAACGGCGGTTGGACAACTCATGCGGTTTTATATAATAACCCTAAAAGATTTAGTGAGCCATTTCTTGATATGACTTATCAATATGATGATTGGCTTTTAAAACATATACAGCCAAGAGGTAAAAGTTTTATCATTTCTCCAATGATGGCTTGGCAAAAACCACATTACTCTCCACTATGGAATCATTATGCAGATTATACAAATATCTTTGATGGTTCTGCAAATAAACTTATATGAATATACTTGCTTCGATTCATCTCTACCCACCAGAACATAATTGCGGCGCGGAATATATGATTCATTGGATGCTTAAAGATTTGCAAAGCAAAGGGCATCATATAAAAGTCTTGTTGCATCAAGCAAACAAATACCGCATAAGGAATAATTATGTCTTTGACGGCATTGATGTTTTTCCTCCAAATGAAAATGTGATCGATAGTTTGATGCGCTGGAGCCATGCAGTTTTTACGCACTTGGATTATACAAGATGGACAATTGCAAGTGGAGGACTTTATAAAAAACCAGTCTTTCATCTGATCCATAATAGCCATCCATACCCAGAAATCATCAATGCAAGGCACAATCAACATATTGTGTATAACTCTTTATGGCTAAAAAACCTATTAAATTACCAATGGCCTAACTTTATAATGACGCCGCCAGTTGACTATCGGATATATGACTTGAAGATTGACCCGTGGAAGAACGAGTATATTACTCTCATTAACACAAACGAGAACAAGGGCGGTAAGATATTTGAAGAGATAGCTAGGCAAATGCCAAATAAGCGGTTTTTAGGCGTTTTGGGCAGCTATGATGAGCAATTGGATAGTAAGCTACCAAATCTCAAATTAGTGCCAAATACGAGCAATATAAACCAGTATTATAGGCAGACTCGCATCCTGCTCATGCCAAGTGAATACGAGAGCTGGGGCAGAACGGCAACCGAGGCAATGTGCAGTGGCATTCCGGTCATATGCAGCGAGGCAGAAGGGCTGAAGGAGAACTGCGGAACGGCTGGGATATATATAAAAAATCGTAATGAGATTAAAAGCTGGGTTAACGCGATTAATAGGCTGGATGACAAAAAAGCCTACGAGGAAGCCTCAAGAAAAGCAAAAGCGAGATCTAGAGAACATGATCCGCGCAAAGCACTCGATGAGTTTGAAGGATGGTTCCGAGAAATGGTATATAAATATTAGTAAAAATGGCGATATATATAAACGGAGTGACGATTGTAGCTGATGCAGTAGTAGAGCCAGTCAGTCTCACCGATGCAAAGAATTGGATGCGAATAGATTACACATCAGATGATTCTTTAATACAAGGGCTTCTGAATGCGTCAAGAGTGCATCTTGAGAAATTGACTGGCCTTTCTTTTGTTAATAAACTAATTAGAACGAATTTTGAACTAACCGGAACCCAGCCTCCGCTATGGATGGTAGACCTACCTTACGGACCGCTGGTATGTGTGGATGAACTTAAAATAAAAACTGGCATAGGACTATACAACACTTTGACCAAGAACGAGGACTTTGAGATTATAGCAGGCAAAGTATGGATCTATGAGCCAGGTATCTATACAGCTCTTTATCAAGGCGGATTTGGAACACTTCCAGAGGATTTGGCAACAGACATTCTTACATTGACTACATGGCAATATGAGAATAGAGGTAAGAAATTTGAAGGTGATGCGAGATCTGGGCTTTTACAAGCATATCCTAATTGGGATGGCTTAAATTATCATCAATATAAAAAAGTAAATATTTGATGACTACACAGCCATTAAAAATTAGAATTTCTGGTTTAGAAGAAACTTTTGCAAATCTTAACAAGGCAGTTGATAAAAGATTTAACGAAGTAGATAATGAGATGGCTGCTTCTGTTGAAATGATGGCAACAACAGCAAAACAAATATTCCCAAGCCCAGAGAGAGAAAAAGAAAGAGATAAATATACTGCAATCAGAACTTCTATAAGAAGCGCAAAAAATGGTGATTTTAATTATACATTATCAGCAGGGTATGGAAATGATCCTAAAAATCCTGACCATGCAATGGCAGCATATATAGAATTTGGAACTGGTAGATTTTTCCCCTTGTATATTGGTAAAGAAAAGGAATGGCAAGATTTGGCGATACAATATAAAAGGAGTGGAAGGGGCTGGATGATGCCATCACCTTATTTTTATCCAGCAGTGACGCAAGGAATTTCAAAACTTATGCTTGCTATAAAGCAAATTTTAACAAGAGATGAAAGATTGTAGTAATAACATAAGAACTGCTTATCTTAACAAACTAAATGGGTATATAACCTATAATGGTCAAAATGTACCAGTATATGGCAATGACTCATTTAAAACACCTCCTAAAAATTATATCATAATAGGTGAAATAATTGAGGGCGCACAAAATACTAATAATAGCTTTACCTCTACTGCGGATGTTACAATAGATATATTTAGTGAACAATATATGATAAGAGATAATGCTGTTTTAGATAATATATCAAATCAAATATTAACTTTGTTGATACCAACGACTGGCATTATTGACATTGGAGATACTGATTTTCAAATATTTGCAATGTCAAGGGCAAGTTCAAATTATCAGACATTGACAAATGGTCAGAATTATATAAATAGAAAAATATTAGTTATAAACAATTTAGTAAACCAAAAATAAATAAACATGGCACAAGTTCAAGGTTCTACACAGAGTGTAGATATTGATGTAACTGGCGGTACAGATTTCGATTCATTAATCTGCCTTCGTACATCTTCAGTAAACGGTACAACTGATTCAACAGTTGAGCAAACTAACTGCGGTACTTTCACCTCAATTGGTAAGCCAAATATGTCAGTTGATTTTGACGCAATCTGCGAAACAGCTCCTACATCTTCACAAGTTTCTTATGCTGCTTTGTTGTCAGCTTTTAACAGTGGAACTGAGATCAATGTAAGAGTACAGAATCCAGTTGTAACTGGTTCTTCAGCTGGCGCAGCTTACTATCATCAATTCAAAGGTTATGTTACTTCTTTGACACTTAACCAATCTACAACTGAGTTTGTCAATTTCTCTGGAACAATTCAATCAAACGGAGCTATTGACATTACTGCATAATTTACTTTATGAACTATACTACTATTACTATTAACGGAGAAAAGATTGGACTAAAATTTGGAATGGCTTCTTTCAGATATTTGTCTGAAGGTAAATTTCAAGAAGGTACAGCATTCACCGATAATCAATTAACTGAAATTGGCATTGCGCATATCTTGTATAGCGGTTATTATAATAATTGCATTATAAAGGATGTTGAACAGATACATGATTTTGAATTTTTTGTAGACCATATAGAAAAAAGCATTTTGAATGAATCAGATATGAATGAAATCAAAAATGCTATAGACATATGGGGCAAATCAGAATTTATTAAATCTAAGTCTGAAAGCAATGCAAAAAAAAAGACTACTCGTGGGAAGAAATAGAGGAGTTTGCACTAGGTGAATTAGGTTTATTGCCTATTGAATTTTATAAAATATCTCCAAGGCATTTTTCATTAATGCTAAGAGGATATGAAAAAAAGAAGATAGATACTTATAAACAAACAAGGTTGTTAATGTTTACAATGGCTAGGTTAATGGGAGATCCAAAAACTGCGCCAAAAACACCAGAACAACTTTGGCAATTACCAGGTGATGAAGAGGTGAGCAAAATAGATGAAAATGAATATCGCGAGATATTTAAAAGATTAAAGAATGAGTCTTAATATACAAGTAACAGCAGATGTAGCGCAAGCTGGTAGAGAAATAGACCAGTTCGCCAAAACATCTAGAACAGCTTTGACAAATCTAAGCCTTGTAATTCAAGACTTACCTTATGGCTTTATAGGTATACAAAACAACCTTCCATTTCTTGTTAAATCATTTCAAGATTTAAGCGTACAAGTAGGTGGTACTAAAAATGCATTATCTACATTATTAAGTAGTTTAATAGGGCCTGCTGGTTTATTTTTTGCTTTTAGTGCAGTTACATCAGTCATTACATTTGCAATACAAGAGTATGGAAGTTTAGGAAATGCTGTTAGTGCATTAATAACCGATCAAGGAAACTTAACAAAACAGCAAAGAGATTTTGCAAAAAACTTAGCTGAAGAATCAACTGAAATTGTAACATTAACTTCTTTATACAAAGGATTTGAAGGAAACAGAGAAAAGCAATTAGAAATAATTGAGAAATTAAATAAAATTGCTCCTGAGTATTTTGAAAACTTAAAAGGTGAAAAAGATAGCATAGATGGGATTACAAAGAGTTTAGATAAATATATTACATCTTTTATAGGTAAAATTTACATAGAATCTCAGCAGAAAAAAATTAATGAGTTAATTACAAAATATGCTGAGAAAATTACTTTAGTTGTAGACAAAGAAACTGAACGTCAAAAGCAAGTTGAAACGACTAGAAAAAATATTGAGGGATTATCTAAAACAAATGATGAATTATTTCAATCTACATTAGATAATATTAAAAAATTACCTAAAGGTGATATAGGGGTTGGCATCAAACCAGTGGTAATAAAAGGTACTACACAACAAGCAATCGATGCATTAAAGGCAGAAATAACTGGAGGATTACAAGGAATATTTAAAGATATTGATTTTTTTGGTCAATTTATTACACTTGAGGACGTACCTGAACCAAAAGCAGGAGAGAAAGAAAAAATTAAAAAAAGAGTAACTGATAAATTTAGTTTCTTTTTACCTCAAGAATCTGATTTTATAAAGGAATTTAAAGCAAAAGCTAAAAGATTTGCAAAAATACAAAGGGACTTAATAGAAAGGGCGCAAATAGCTGTTACGGATGTTGGCGGTCCTATGAAAAATAATTTAAAAAGTCCATTCCTACCAGACAAAGATGATTTAAAATATTATGATGACTATCTTCAAGAATTGACTAAAATATTTGATAAAAGAACTAGACAGATACAAGGAACAATTGACTCATTTATAAGAAGGCCACTTAGTCAATTATTTGATATGCTTTTGACAAAAGGCAAATCATCTTGGGAAGAATTTGGACAAATTGTTATAAGTGTTTTAAGAAGAATTGCAACTGAAATAGTTACAAGTGCTATTACAAAAGTTATAGCAAATATATTATTGCCAGGTGCCGGATCGGGAGTAAGTGCATTGTTAAAAAGTTTTAGCACCGCTAGCCTTGGAGATTATCTAGGTCAATTTCCAGACCAAGCTAATTTTGGTGGGTTAAGTGGTACAATGGGAATTAGCGGTCAAGTAGTTTTCGTACAAAGAGGTAGTGATCTTGTAGGTGTATTAAATAGAACTAACGGAACAATTAATAGAGTTGGCTAGAGCAGAAAAATATAGGATAGACTTTAAAACTCTTGACGGACATGATGCAAGAGTACAATTTCTTTACGAAGGTTATAGTGGATCTATAACTAATCTTACTGGAGGAATTAGACCATTTGTATTAAGAGAATTTAATACAGATGAAGATTTATTTAAGCCAATAAGACCACAATTAGCAGAAATTGAAATATTAGCATCAGCATCGGGAGTTACAATAGATAGTTTTCTAGCTGATCAAGATACAGACATATTGGTAATATTTTCATACATAAATGTCAACCAGGCATATTGGTATGGTTATTTATTGCAAGATGATTTTCAAGAAACTTGGCAAAATACAAATCATTATATAACTGTTACTGCATCAGAAGGATTTGGGTATTTAAAAAATATACAACTTAACAACAGCGGTAATGAAATAAGCGGTACCGCTACACCACTGACTTTTTTAGAGTATGCAATGCAAAATACAGTGCAAACATTTGCAACTTATAGCGTTATAAATAATCTTTATAATGATGTAATGAGTGATGGGACAAGTACAAGTCCACTAGATCAATGTAAAATAAATGCAAAAACATTTCAAACACAAGATCAATTTTATAACGATTCATATAATGTTATTGAAAAAATAAATAGAGCCTTTAATCAGACTATTTTCATGTATAAAGGCAATTGGTGGATTGTAAGATTAGAAGATTTATTTATACCTTTTAATGACAATTTAAGAGGGTATACTTCAAATATTGGTAGCAGGACTGCAATAAATACTAGATACGATATAGAAGTAGGTGTAAATAGTGAAGTAAAACCTATTTCTCCTGACATGATTAGGTTCATTAGAAGAAGAACCAAAAAAGACACTATACAATTTGACTATAATCAATTTAATGAAATTGTTTGTAATCAATCCTTTTCTAGAGGAGCTATTGTAACTAATACATCTTCTTTGAAAACATATAATGTTTCTCAATGGAATTACTATGCAGGAACTGTTATTAATAGTCCAACAACACCAACATCAGGTGCTTTGTTAAGAAATGAAACTTTTGATGCAAATGGTAATTTAGAAGATAATTATGTATCTATTCCACAGGATAGTAGTGAATATAGGTACATGAAATCATGCGCTATACCAGTTTTAGCCAATGAGAAATTTACAATGAGTATTGACCATCGCTATAAATTAGATCCTCCAGGCGGTGCTTATAATGATGTGTGGGGAGCAATTCTTCTAGTTGGAGATACAAATAATTATACAGTAGATGAGAGAGGAGAATGGTTTGTATCAAATGCTTCTTTCACTTTAAACTTTAAGCAATTTTCCAATTATTATGATGGTACGGATGTGCCAAAATCTACTGATTGGATGACAAACACAATAGAAACAGATGTAATCCCAGAAAACGGTAACATATATTTGATTTTTTGGATGACATCTTTCAATTATACAGCGGGTCAACAAAAATGGTTTAAAGATTTAAGATTTGATTTGTTTACCAGATTTTCTGGTATGAATACAAGAGGAATTACTGGGGTTCAATCTATCTATACAAAATCAGATGATTTAAAAAATAACTTTGAAGATATTATATATGTATCTGATGGTGTTTCAAGGGTTTATAAAGGTTCATTGTTCCAGACAGACGGATTAACATTGTTAGATCCAGATTGGTATAGATACAGATATAATACTGAAAGTTTTAGTTTTAGAAGACAAAATGCAACAGCCCATTGGCAGCATAACAGATATAATAGAAATAAAATAGATGCTAACTTTTTTGGTCTTGCATTTAATACAAATCAACCTATTGGTTTACTTAATACAATAAAATTTGTAGATGATGACCCTAATAGAGTTTATTCAATTTTAAACTTAAAAGAAATTGATTTTGCATCTGGTACCTGGTCAGCTACATTAGAAGAAATATATAATGCTGGTGAAGATGCAGGAACTGGTGTTACTGAATACTTTGAAGCAGAAGTCATCGCTGGTACATATAGCTCAACAAATTACGTACCATTAGCTATAACAGAACCAGCAGATGTAACAATAAGTGGGTCATACATATTAACATATACTGGCGTAGATACAGTAACAGTTACTGTTGAAGCAACTGTTGGCGGGTATATTAATTATGTCAATAGCACACCAACAACTGTTTATTTATATTTACGTAAAAATGGCTCTAATATTGGCACATATACAATTAATGTAAATAACTTACCTGAAGGATTTAATGCTTACTTTAATGTTGCTGGAGTATCTTTATCTACAAATGATACTTTAGACCTATATATAGATAGCAATATTTTAGAAATACAATTATCTTTAGGTTATTTAAACTTTAACTACCCAGTTACTACACCTTTAACTTACGATTCATATCAAGATAAATATTTATATCAATAATGGCTGACATTTTAAAAGCAGAAGGTTTAGTTATTGCGGCAACAAACGCAAGCGGTGGGGTATTCCCTTTTGCTTGTGCCAAAAATGCTACCATCACAATAAATAAAGATTTTTTAGAGCTTGCACCTAAGACAAATGCTGTTTTTCGTGAGTATATAGGGGCTAGACAAGGTTTTACGGTAAGCGGAAATGGCCTTGTAAAAATGTCCGAAAACTATGTACAACCTATAACATTTTTTGATAATTTTATTGAGGGTGCATCTACTACTAGCTTTCTTTGTTATTTAGACTTAATTGATCCACAAGGCAACTATAAAGTTTACCAATTTTCTGCCTTTATACAAAGTTTAAATTTAAGTTCTGCTACTGGCACAATACCAAGTTATTCTTTTAGTTTACAAGGAACTGGGCCAATCACAGAAATTACTACCGTAGATAGCTATGTAGTAACCACCGGTAAAATTACAGCTAGAAGTACATCAACATTTAAATTGGTAGCTGTTGGAATTGAGGGGCAATGGTACTACAACTACACAGTCACCAACGAAGGCGGTGGCGTATTCTCTATCACTGTTGGTACATCGTTTAATGGTAAGACAGTTAAAGCTGCATATATTTCAATATAAAAATGTAATTTTAAGGACAAAATGGAAGTTAATATTTGGATAGCATTAGGAGTACAAACA